ATGCAGCGGGTGTTGGATCAGCCATCACGGGCCGTGGTGCGGATTTACTTATCATTGATGACCCACACTCTGAGCAAGACGCACTCAACATGACGGCAATGGAACGTGCTTATGAATGGTATACATCAGGACCTCGACAACGTTTACAGCCTGGTGGAGCGATAGTCGTTGTAATGACGAGATGGAATATGAAAGATCTAACCGGGATGTTATTAAAATCCCAAAAAGAATTAAAGTCTGACCAATGGGAGATCATTGAGTTCCCTGCAATACTTCCAAGTAATAAACCAGTCTGGCCTGAGTATTGGAAACTTTCAGAATTAGAATCTGTTAAAGCATCGTTGAGCGTTGGTAAATGGAATGCACAATGGATGCAAAACCCAACGTCTGAAGAAGGTAGTTTAATTAAAAGGGAATGGTGGCGAATGTGGGACAGAGATTATATTCCAAAACTACAACATGTCATTCAATCTTACGATACTGCATTTTTAAAAAAAGAAACTGCCGACTATTCTGCAATCACTACTTGGGGTGTATTCCAAGAATCCCCGGACAGCGCTCCGAACTTAATTCTACTCGATGCGTTAAAAGAGAGACTAGAGTTCCCTGAATTAAGAAAAGTGGCTAAAGAACAATACGACTATTGGAAACCAGAATCGGTGATCGTGGAAGCTAAAGCATCAGGATTACCTTTAACTTATGAGTTGCGAAAGATGGGTATTCCTGTTATAAACTATACTCCTAGCAAAGGTAACGATAAACATGCTAGAGTAAACGCCGTGTCACCTCTCTTTGAGAGTGGACAAATTTGGGCGCCTGACGAAAAGTTCGCAGAAGAGGTGATTGAAGAGTGTGCATCATTTCCTTATGGAGATCATGATGATTTGGTGGATAGTATGACACAAGCGGTAATGAGATTCCGACAAGGAGGATTCGTTGGTCATCCAGAAGATGAACGAGACGAAGTTTCAATACCACATAACAGAACGTATTATTAATGGCTGAAAAAAGAACTCTCGGAGACATTATAGAGCATGGTTACTTCATGCGTGATGACAGACTAGCTGGACCAGATGATGGTAGATATGATATTAATAATATTATTGAAATGTTTTCTAAAGGTATTGAATTACCTAAAGGTATGAGTGAGGAAGATAGAGGTGATGTGTCATCTATTAAAGAAATTTTTGAAAGAGACACTCCAAAAACGGAAGAGATATTTGAACTTTCAGAAGGGTTTACTTTATCTCCTATTACTTTACTTAGACGATATTTAGCAAAAAAAGAATTAGAAAAAAAAGGTTTAGCAAATGGTGGTATGACTAACATGTTAGGAACAGGTGGAATAACAGGAAATAAAACTTACCATCAATACCACGATCAGTTTGTACCAATCGACTCTGAAGGAGCGGGGTACGCTAACGGTGGTGGAGTGGGTACTATGATGGTACCTCGACAAAATTTTCAAAAAGGTGGGGGTGCAGACTTTATGCCTTTAGGTTATAATGAAGATGAAAGTATTACAGTAGAAGACTTAACAGTTCCGAGTAGAGTTGGAGATTTTTCAATTACAACAGCCAATGCTTTAAATAATCAAGATGGAATAATTAGTGCAGCTCCGAATGTTATGAATCAAGGTGTTCAAACAATTGAAGGGTCTTTAATAAATGATGATTATCCAAATGATCCTATTAGAAGTATGGTTACTCCACCAGGAAGAGATTTTTCACAATTTGATAAAGCCAAAATGGGTAGCCCCGCAAACATAAATTATGGTTACCAAGATTTAATTATGAATCCTGAGTACATGCCAAATAGATTACAAAATTTAGAAAGATTTGCGGATAATAAATTTGAAGATTTAGATTTTCAACCAGGTTTTGATTTTAAAGATGCACCTAACAAAGTAACTAACTTAAAAGAATTATATCAAAACAAAGAATATTTAAATAATCCTAATGTAGGAATTATTGATAATATGATTTTATCAAGAGGCAACCCAGAAAAAAGTTTATTTAACAAAACTAAAAATATGTTTAGCAATGTTAAAGATGGAATTACTTCAATAGATTTACCAGGAAAATTTAAAGAAGGAGCAAAATTAGCATTTACTCCATTAATGATGGCGGCTAATGCACGAAATCCATTAAATACTAATGCTGCTAACTATAATCCAAATCTTGCAAATCAATTAAATTTTGCAGACAGTATGGGTATGATAGTAACAGATCCTAATTCAAATCTTGATAAATTTTCATCTAAAATGATGTTAGATGGTGAGTTAGTTACTAATCCTCTTCAAGGTAAAAATGTTGTATCTGGTTTTGGAACTAATGATGTTATAGAAATGTTAGAAAAAACTTTAGAAAAACAAACAAAAACTTATAATAAATTATCTGATGTAAAAAAATTAAATTATAAAAATAACTTTTTAGATATTACACAAAAAGTTTTAGATAATGCAATTGCTGATCAACAAAGAATAGCAGCTGAAAAAATAGCAGCTGAAAAAGCTAAAGCTCAAACTTTTATGCAAAAAAATCCTAACTATGGAAATAATTATGATTCTGGTAAATCATATACAGGAGCAAGTGATAGTTATGGAAGTAAAGCAGGTACAAGACAAAGAGATGCAAGAAGTTCTGATTTAGGTTTTAGTGATATAAGATTAAAAGATAATATTGAGTTAGTTGGAAAATCTCCATCTGACATTAACATCTACAACTTTACATATTTAAATAATCCTAAAGTTTATCAAGGAGTTATGGCTCATGAAGTACCATGGGCTTCTGTTAAACACAACAGTGGCTATCTGATGGTAGACTATAACAAAGTTGATGTAGACTTTAAATTAATCTAATGGAATTAAAATATAATTCAACTCTTGGCGAAATAGTCAAACCTAACGACGAGCCCGCTACTCAATCCGAGATTATGGAATGGATGTTAGAGAACCCCGGTAAGCCAGACGCTTCTGCAAAAGCCTCTCCCGACATGGTTAAAGAAGTACTTGATAGTTTGACAGTTAAACAAACTCCTGATAGTACTACTGTCGAAGAAGGTGTTGAAACAATAACAGATAGAGGATAGAATAGCTTATGGCTACTATAGACAAATCATTACCCAATACAAAAACCGAAATTGAAATTCCAGGACAAGAAGAGATTATAGAAACTCAACAAGAAATTGTTGAAAGACAACAAGGTGACGCTCCAGAAATTGAAATAGATGATGACGGAGGAGCAACTGTTAACTTTGATCCAAGTTCAGTTAATCCAGAAGGTGGACAAGATCATTTTGAAAATTTAGCAGAGTTTTTAGAAGATTCAGTTTTAGATACATTATCTTCTGAGTTAATGGATAAGTATAAAGACTACAGACAATCAAGACAAGATTGGGAAGAAAGTTATCGAGAAGGATTAAACTTACTTGGTTTTAAATATATAACTAGAACAGAACCTTTTAGAGGAGCAAGTTCAGTTACTCACCCCGTATTAGCAGAAGCCGTTACACAATTTCAAGCACAAGCTTATAAAGAATTATTACCAGCCGACGGTCCTGTAAGAACACAAATTATGGGCGATGCAAGTGTCGCTAAAGAAGAACAATCTAAACGTGTTAAAGATTTTATGAATTATCAAATTATGGATCAGATGAAAGAATATGAACCAGAGTTTGATCAAATGCTTTTCTATCTACCCCTCAGCGGTTCTACTTTTAAGAAAGTCTATTATGATGATCTATTAGGTAGAGCCGTTTCAAAATTTATACCGGCTGAAGATTTAGTCGTGCCGTACTCTGCTACCTCATTAGAAGATGCGGAAGCTGTAATCCATGTTATTCGTATGTCACAAAATGATTTACGAAAACAACAAATCAATGGCTTTTACAAAGACATTGATTTGGGAGAGCCGCCTTTACAACAAGATCAACTTAAACAAAAAGAATTAGAATTAGAAGGTATTACTCAAGGTGGTAGTGAAGACATGTACACAATTTTAGAAATGCATGTTGATATAGATTTAGAAGGACATGAAGATGTTAATCCTGAAGATCAAGAACCTACAGGAGTTAAACTTCCTTACATTATTACAATTGATGAAGCTAACGGTAAAGTTTTATCTATTAGAAGAAACTATGAAGCAAATGATGTTTTAAAAAAGAAAAAAGATTATTTTGTACATTTTAAATTTTTACCAGGTTTAGGTTTTTATGGTTTAGGTTTAATTCACATGATTGGTGGATTATCTAGAACAGCTACAGTTGCTTTAAGACAATTGTTAGATGCTGGAACTTTAGCAAACTTACCAGCTGGTTTTAAAACCAGAGGTGTAAGAATGAGAGACGATGCTCAACCATTACAACCTGGAGAATTTAGAGATGTCGATGTACCTGGTGGAAATATTAAAGATCAGTTTATGCAACTACCATTTAAAGGACCCGATCAAACTTTATTACAATTAATGGGTATCGTAGTATCAGGTGCACAAAGATTTGCATCTATTGCTGATATGCAAGTAGGAGATATGAATCAAGGAGCTGCAGTTGGAACTACGGTTGCATTATTAGAACGTGGATCACGTGTTATGTCAGCTATTCATAAAAGATTATATGTAGGATTAAAAAATGAATTTAAATTATTAGCAGAAGTATTTAAATCTTATCTACCTACGGAATATCCTTACGACGTTCCAGGTGCATCAAGAAATGTTAAAGTAGCAGACTTTGATGACAAAGTAGATATTCTACCAGTTGCAGATCCAAATATATTTTCTCAAACACAAAGAATTTCAATGGCGCAAACACAATTACAATTAGCGCAATCAAATCCTAAAATTCATAATTTATATCAAGCTTACAGATCTATGTATGATGCAATTGGAGTTAAAAATATAAATGCAATCTTACCTCCACCAATGCCACCACAACCAATGGATCCAAGTTTAGAACATATCATGGCAATTAGTGGTAAACCTTTTCAAGCATACCCTGGTCAAGATCATAAAGCACACATCGATGCGCATTTAAGTTTTATGTCTATCTCTATGGTGCAAAATAATCCAATGGCGATGATGTCTTTACAAAAAAACATACTTGAACACATTTCTTTAATGGCACAAGAACAAATTCAATTAGAATATGTTGAAGAACTACAAGAATTACAATCTATTCAACAACAAATGGCACCAATGATGCAAAATCCACAAGCAATGCAGATGATGCAACAAAATCCACAAGCAATGCAAATGCAACAACGTGTTCAACAACTAACTTCTATGATGGAAGCAAGAAAAGCTATCCTAATTGCAGAAATGACAGCTGATTATGCTAAAGAAGAAGACAAAATTAGCTCTGAAGTAGGTGGAGACCCACTTTTAAAACTAAAATCACGTGAATTAGACCTAAAAGCTAAAGCAGACCAAGACAGAACTGCAAATAATGAAGCAAGATTAGACTTAGACACGATGAGAGCTATGATGGACGACCAACAACACGATGAAAAGTTAGAACAAAACGAAGAACTAGCTGGATTGCGTGCAGGAGTGTCAATTGCTAAACAACAAATGGCAGACAAAAGTAAAGTTCACGATTTCGGTAGAAATTTTAAGAAAAATTAACTATAATATCATTAAGGAGAAACATTATGAGCAAAGATTGGACTAGAGGATCTAGATTTATGGACAAAGACCCTAAAGTTGTAAAAGAACTAGGGGCTGGAGCTGATGGTTATGCAACAGGCGGCGTTACTATTCCTATGACGAGTGGTACTAAAGCAGAAGTAGTTACTGTAAAAGGAACTAAAGCTTTAAGAGCTGATAAAAAACCTGTTAAAGCTACTTGGTACTAAGTTATGTGGTTATCGGCAATTAAATTAGCCGTTTCTGCTGGAAGTAAAATTTACGCTAACAAGCAGCGAACAAAAATGGCTATGTCGGATGCACAACTTATGCATGCATCTCGTATGGCCGAAGGTAAGGAAGCTTACCAAGGCAAATTATTAGAAGCCCGTCAGTCAGACTGGAAGGACGAGGCAGTTTTGATAATTTTAAGTTTGCCCGTCGTAATTTTGGCTTGGGCAGTTATAAGTGACGATCCGGGAGCAATGGACAAAGTAAAATTATTCTTTGACATGTTCTCGCAGCTCCCATCATGGTTTACAAATTTGTGGATCCTTGTCGTGGCGAGCATATATGGTATAAAAGGAACTCAAATTTTTAGAAACGGAGGAAAAAAATGAGACAAAATGGAGTAAGATCACCAGTAAGATTTCCATATGGAAGTTCTGGTATGAAAAAAGGTGGATCTGTTAAAAAGAAAAAACAGGGATACAAAGATAGAAAAGATGAATCTATCGCTATGAGAGTAAGAAAAAAAAGAACTGCAAAACAACTTAAAGATTCAAGAGATGAGTCTTACGGAAGATTTGGTTCTAAAGCTAAAAAATCTGGAAAAATAAATAGGTAATTTATGAACACAGGAAGAATGAATAATCTTGAAGAATTAGGAAGAATTGATTCTGAAAAAATGAATCCAAATAGACGAGCAGAAAAAAAAAGAGTTATTGGTGAAATTGAAAGAGGTTATAAAAAAGGTGGTAAAGTTAGAGGTTGTGGAATGGCAAAAAGAGGAAAAGGCAGAGCTTACGGAAAAAATTCATAATGGCTAGTAAATGGATTCAAAAAGCAATTAAGAAACCAGGGGCGTTGAGAAAATCTTTAGGCATTAAAAAAGGCGAAAAGATTCCTGCAAAAAAATTAGCAGCCGCTGCTAAGAAAAAAGGTAAGATAGGACAAAGAGCCAGACTTGCACAAACATTAAAAAAAATGAGAGGCTAATGAAAAAACTATTTAAAAGAATTATAGATAGAATATTTGGCAAAAGATGTGAATGTCCAACAGAATTTGTAAAAATTCCTCAACCCATTAAAGTTTGTTTACTTTGTGGTAAAACTCACA